CTCGTCATCGTAGACTGCTAGAGATACTTGATCGTGATGGATAGAGCATCGAACATAGTCGAGTCCACCATCAATGACATAAGTTTTGCCGTTTGCATCAGTATAAGATTGGTAGTCATGTCGGTGCTTCGACTCGAGTATAGTTCCATCAGGTGTTTGAATTGCGTTTCGAATAAGTTGCATAGTATTGTTCCTTTTTTCTAGTTTATGAAGGTATTATACGCGAAGAAAGGGGGTTTGTCAAGAAGTTTTTTAAGAAGGGGTGAGCAGTTTAGTGACTTACTCAGGTCGGCCCTAAGGTAGTTAGGGCAGATTTCGGCGATTAGAAAGTGAAAGATTAAAATAAAATTTCATTCAAAATGTACTCAGGATTTGTGTAGGCATATGGATCATTTTCTGCATTGTCCTCTTTGCCGTCTTCAAGGAACCAGTGGGTGATAGTACCGTTCTCTACAATTATGGCATATCTCCAAGATCGTACTCCAAATCCGAGATTATCCTTAGACACTTCCATTTGCATAGCACAAGTAAACTCACCACTTCCATCAGGAAGTACTTTTACATTCTGTAGGCTCTGGCTCTCTGCCCACTTGTTCATCACAAACGCGTCATTGACTGAGATACAGTATATATCATCAATGCCAGTTGCATAGAAACTATCTGCCAGCCTCTCAAATGTAGGTAGCTGCATGGTGTCGCAAGTCGGTGTAAAAGCACCAGGCAGCGAGAAGAGCAGTACTTTCTTATTGCCAAAAATTTCATAAGAGTTGAGGTCTTGCCAGCGATAAGGATTTGATCCTTCTATGCTTTCATCTCGTACTCGTGTTTTGAAGACTACTACAGGAACTACGGCAGGAAGCCTGTTCCATGAGTATTCTGTGTATTCTTCTACGTCTTGTGTAAATATTTTCATTGTTTTCACCCTTTAGCTATGGCCATCAATATCGCCATAAACATTGCCATAAACATTGCCATTAACATTGCCATAAACATTACCAATAACATCGCCACCAACATCGCCACGAACATGGCCACGAACATCGCCAACAACATCGCCACAAACATTGCCACGAACATGGCCACCAACATCGCCACGAACATGGCCATCAATATCGCCATAAACATTGCCATCAACATCGCCATAAACATTACCAGCAACACTGCCCCAAATACTGCCTTTAACATCCCCTACGATATCATTATTAACATCGCCACCAACACTGCCGCCAACATTACCACCAACATCGCCACGAACATGGCCACAAACATTGCCATAAATACTGCCTTTAACACTGCCACCAACATCGCCACAAACATTGCCACGAATTGAGCAGAGCACGTCTTTTATTTCGAGATTACCGGCCATGCCTTTACCTATTATCAAACTGTCTTTTACAAAGTCCAATATTTCTTTATCTGTTGGTTTCATAATCCTATTAGTCCCCAGCCATGATTGGCTATTGCGTTAAGTATAATAAAGAGACAAGTCGCCATATGAGTAAGCCACCAAATAGTCCTAATACCAGCAACAGTATTAGCTTGCTTATCAGTTTCTCCAACTTTCTCTCCTAATGATTTTGCCCAAATTCTCCACCACTTTCTCATTCTACCATAAGTCCTCATTCTCATTACCAGCTCCTCAATATATTAATCATTATCAAGTAAACACAGGCAAGATTTGATAGCACGATGAAAGTACGAATATAAGAGATATAATTCTCATTACCGGCGTCGTATCCATCTTCTTCATCAAACGAGCCGAGTGCGTGCTTCCACAGTGTCCAAATCTTAGCCATTTAATCCTCCCTTGTACCACTCGTTAAAAGCGATAAAATCTTCTTCTAGTTCAAACCTAACAGTGTCTCCATAGACATCTGTAAAGCGTTTAATATCGTATCTCCATTGAAAGCAGTGCTCTTTACACCACTCTATAACAAGACTACGGTTGTCTGTATGGGTATGGCTCTCGAAATAAGAAGCCATTATCCATTTACGTTTATGATCAGATACTTCTTGAGGAGTCATTCTTTTCTACCTCTTTTTTCATTTTATCGTAATCTCGTCTTGCTTCCCACAGATGCTGCTCGTCCCTAGTCTGTAGAACTATTCCGGTTGCTACAAGACCAAAGACTATACAAAAAGCTATGCCAATTATAATATCAATCATTATACGTTCCCCCAAAGTATGTCTGTGAGAAAGACTTCGTAGGTGTAAGCCTCGACTTCCCAAGGTAGCTCTTCGTAGTCTATTTCATCACAGTTAAGTATTAAATTATTGTGTTTCCACACGTTGTCAATCATGTTAATCTGTTCTTTGCAAAACTGCTTGGCGTGTACTAACTCGTGCGCAATATTAGACGCAAGCTCGTGAGGTTCATAGGCAATTTCTTCGCCGTCTTCGTAAACCCAGTGAGTGGCTAAGCTGATAACACAGTCTTTGCTATCACCAAGGCAGAACCCTGCGTGAGTACCATCGTCATCAACAAACTTCTCAGCTTCAATATAGATATCATACTGCGCATCTTCAGGGAAGAGAGCCATAATGCACTCATCAATGAATGTAGTATAATCTTTTAAGCATTTACCCTCTGTGTACACATTAATCATTTAATTCTCCAGTTTAGAAAGTAATTATACGCTTAGTTGAGCGTCTTGTCAAGAACTATTTCATGGAAAGAGGGTTCTCTGCCAGCTTTTGTTGTCGTTTTTTCTCTCGATTAACTGCTGCTGCTTTTTTCTTTTGCCGCTTAGTAGTAGGCTTTTCGTATGCTTCTTTTTCTTTGTAGTCAAAAAGTTTGTTGCTATCATTGATCTTACGCTTGAAAATTCGCAGTGCTTGTTCCACGTTATTGTTTCGTACTTTAACATTCATCCATCATCCCCGTTTTCTAGTATTACCCAGACTGCGAGTATGGCTATGACTATTGTGATTTCTATTAAACCCATTATTGTTTAAACCTAACTCCTCTTTTCCTTAGATATGCTACTTGATTTCTAATAGCTTGCTCTGTTCGTTCTGGCAACATATTCATCATTGCCTCAATATCTTGGCCAAAGTAATGAGCTGCAAGCATCTTGCGCTCTACGTCTGTCCAAGGTTTCTTTTTATATTTTTTCATGGGAGTATTATAGCGAAACGCGGGTTGATTGTCAAGAATTTTTTCAAAGGTAGCTAAAAAATTATTCTTGACTTTTGGTTGAATATCTAGTATAATTCACCCATAAATAAGAGAAAAACCTTTAAGGAAAACGTATTTAAGTCTTGACAGGTTCCCTGTTTTTGCGTATAATAGTTTTTCCAAAGACGAGTTCAATAGGAGAAAAAATGTTAGAATACGCTGTATTTACTTTTTGCTTGATAGGCTGTGGCCTAACTTGTCACGCCCTAGGCAAACAGGAAGGGATAGAATCTACTATAGAACACCTAGTGGACAATGGGATGATAGAACTAGATGAAGAATAAACTACTAATTACAGAGTATATGAACGATGATAAAGAGCTTGCCTACAAAGTAGAAGACAAGTATAGCGTTTATATGCTCACAAGAGACAAGGCTTTAGCCCAAAAAACATACAATTACCTTAAATCAGAATACCAAGCGGAGAAAGAAAATGCCAGTAAAGTTTAAAGAATCAGTAGCACGAATTGGAAAAAACCGCAAGAAAGTAGGCATGACCCACTACTATATGCACGCGACTCCTACTGCCACTTTGATGGAAAAGTTCGAGAATACAAACACTGCTCCTAAGTTAAAGCAGAAGATCAGCAATGAGTTAGTAAAACGTAAGGTGTCTGTGTGAAGAAAGTAGTAATCTACAGCAAAGAAAACTGTAATTTTTGTGTGCAAGCCGAGAGAGCCTGCAAGCAGCTAGTACTGGTGGACAGAGAGTTTCAGTATACAGTATTAAAACTAGAAAAGGACTATGAAGTAGAAGACTTCACTGCTCGGTTTCCTTACGCAAAGACAGTACCACAGATTATTGTAGATGATGTGCACGTTGGCGGATGGGACGACTGGAAGCCACAAGCATTAGCAAAAATTCAGGGAGTGTAGTCTTCCCTATAACTAGGCTACGAAAAGGGCTATTGCCCAAGTTCTAATGGAGAACGAAAGTGAGAAAGAGAGATGAGGCCGCTTGCATATTATGTGGAGTGGTTACAACAGTTAGTTGTTTAGCCTTGCCGTTTATAACGATATACGCCAGCGCAATGGGTATGTAAGAAATAAAGGAGAAATACGTGAACAAAAGCGAAGTATTTGAAACATTAAAAATAGACGAAGGAGTCAAATATGAAATCTATAACGACCACCTTGGCTATCCAACCTTTGGTGTCGGCCATCTTGTACTCAAAACCGACCCAGAATACGGACAACCGACCGGAACAGCAATCACTAAAGAAAGAGTCGCAGAGTGTTTTGACAACGACCTCAGTACAGCGATATCAGAGTGTCACGCTTTATACGGACAGGGGACTTTTGACGACTTACCAGACGAAGTACAGGGTATACTTGTCAATATGATGTTTAATATGGGACGAACTCGCTTGTCGAAGTTCAAGAAGATGAATGCTGCCGTTCTAGAAAGTGATTGGAAGACAGCAGCCGTTGAAGGACGAGACTCACGTTGGCACAAGCAAGTAACTAACCGAGCAGAGCGATTAATGGTAAGGTTAGAAAGTGTCTAAGATTTTGTTGGGTATCATAGCAAGCATGGCGGCAGGGGGTTTCCTCTACTACCAGTTTGCCGTGGTGCCTATGCAAATCAAACTAGAAGAACAAACAGCAGTAATCCTAGCCCAGGATCTGCGAGATCAAGAGCAAAAGGCTACAATCGCCGCAATTCAAGAAAGTGCAGAAAAGACAGCAGCAGCTAGTGCTACTCTTCAGAAGCAGAACCAGCAGTACGAAACTCAGATGTCTGAATATTTAGATATATTCCGTAGACATAACATCGCTCAGTTAGCCAGTGCAAAGCCGGGACTGATTGAAAAGAAAGCAAACAAAGCAACGAAGGAGGTCTTCGATGAGATTGAAGATATTAGCAGGCGCATTAACGCTCTTAACGATTAGTGGTTGTAGTTTACTGCAAGTACCCGCTCGTGAAGTAGAGATTATATCTAAGCCTATACAGATCATGATCACACAACCTATCATGCCACGACCCCTTGACCTCAAGGAGCCGAACTGGTATGTAGTTTCAGATACTAAAATAGCTAACAAAGACGGACAATACCCCGAAGGCTATACTTATTTCGACAAATTTGTAGACGGCATTAAGAAGAAACATGGAGGCGACCTAGTGTTTGTAGCAATGAGTGTGGCAGACTATGAGTTAATGTCTTACAATACACAAGAGTTGAAAAGGTATATTAGTCAGCTCGGAGAAGTTATAGTATACTATAAAGATGTAACCACCCCCACCGAACCTGAAGTAATAGAAGAGTAATGCTAGTATTTGATAATTTTATTGCAGACAGTGGTACACTTAAAGGAATCACAAACTCTCCTTTCTGGGAGCGAAAGTGCTTCTACTGGAATGATGCACTCTTCGGAGGTTCAGAACGTACCAATGGAATAGGAGAGTACTTGGTTGAGCTGATGATGAAGCATCCTGCAATACGAAAAGAGTATCCCTTTGAACGCGCTGCGGGGTTTGAGTACTGGCCTACAGTTACAACACAGCACTCAGTTTCGGAAGATCCTGAGTATGCTCTCGATATTCACTCAGATTTTGACATACTCCGCTATGAGACAACGGACGAGGTAAGACACCCTCTCTTTGGAGCAGTAATATACTTTGGAAACGAAGATGTGACAGGAGGAGATCTCCGTGTATGGGAAGATGACGAAGAAACCTGTAAGATAATAGAGCCTATAGGCAATAGAATCGTACTTTTCCAGTCAGACAAGCCACACGGCATCACATCTGTTTCAACAGGTATTCGAAAAAGTATCGCTATCAACTTCTGGGAAGAACCAGTACTCTTACCAACCGAAGAATAATTCTTGACAGCATTTCCCAAATCTAGTATAATACATATTCAATTTTAGAGAGTACCAGATGAATTTATTCTACTTAGACGAAGACCTCGATAAATGTGCAGAGTTTCATGTTGATAAACACGTCAACAAAATGATACTCGAAGCCGCTCAACTTATCAATACAAACCTCTGGATAGACCACCTATTCGGTTTTGTACCTCGTCCTATCACTAAGGAAGAGAATGCTATACTTCAGACTACTCGTAAGCAACAGAAGGAGCTTCCTATGGAAGACCGCATCTTTCCGTATCTGCCTACTATGCAAAACCATCCTAGCTGTGTATGGGTGCGTTCTTCATTAGAAAATTACTTCTGGACTAACTGTTACGCCTTTGCTCTCGGTAGCGAAGCACACTATCGTTATGGTAGTAATCACAAAAGTCTCGCAATGCTTTATGCCTTGCCAGAGCCTAAACATATGGAAGACCACGGCTTCACTAAGTTTGCCTTGGCAATGACAGAGGAACTAAAAGATTATGATAACCCTATACAGTCTTATCGCAATTTCTATATGCTCGACAAAGCTACGTTTGCTGCGTGGAAACATAGAGACAAGCCGCACTGGTGGGACGAAGAACTAGCCGACTATGACAACAGAATTTCAGGACAATAAAATGACACAAGTAAAACTTATTTCAAGCTCTTCCTCAAATATGATTGAGGACATTGCAATGATGGCTAGAGTATCAAATCCTAGTAATCAACATAATACAGAGACTTCAGAGAAGCTAGTGCGCTATTTAGTAAAGCATAAGCACTGGTCTCCGTTCGAGATGGCATCTATCTGCCTAGAGATTAATACTACCCGAGACATTGCAAAGCAGATCCTACGTCACCGTAGCTTCTCTTTTCAAGAGTTTAGCCAGCGCTATGCGGATCCTTCTGCAATGGGCTATCCTTTTGAGCTTCGCGAGGGTCGTATGCAAGATCCTGTCAATCGTCAGAACAGTATAGAAAGCAGCGATGAGCTGGTCGAGCGGCACTGGATACAACAGCAGAAGAAAGTTATTGCTGCTGCAGAGAGTGCATACAACTGGGCGCTTGACAACGGTATTGCAAAAGAGCAGGCTCGTTCAGTATTACCAGAGGGTCTCACTAAGACTCGTATGTATATGAACGGAACAGTGCGTTCATGGATGCACTACATTGATGTTCGTACCACCCCCGGCACACAGAAAGAGCACATGGATATTGCTAGAGCTTGTGCTTATGCTATCAATCCCATGTTCCCGATGATTAAGGATTCAGTTCATGAGTGATATTAAAGACTTAAAAGGTATGGTTAATACAGCCCCTAGTGGGGAGTTTCCTAATTGGGTAGAGCCGGGAAGGAAGTTTGATAGTGAAAAGCCGAAGATGTATCTTCTACCCCCGAAAGCTACAGTGGAAGTGGCTAAAGTACTGACCTTTGGTGCGGCTAAGTATGATGAAGAAAACTGGCGTAAGCTAGAGGATGCACAGAAGAGATACAGTGGCGGTGCACTTCGGCACATATTCTCCCATCTGGACGGAGAGCTAGAAGATCCAGAAACAAATTTGTCGCATCTAGCTCACGCTATTTGCTGTTTAATGTTTAAATTAGAATTGGAGTTAGAAACTGATGGCGAAGCGCATAAAGAAGAAGAGCTACGAAAACTTATCGAAGGTGAACATCGAGAAAGTTATAACTCTCTTGAACCCTACAGATACGGAATCGTCAAGCCCAAAACCGATTACTAAAAAAGAAGCGTGTGACATACTTAACATTGCATATAATACTACACGATTAAGTGCAATTATAGAAGGTCACTTGGAGCAAAAAGCATATGTTAAAACAAGGAAAGCACAGAATCGCGGTCGTCCTGCAAGAGACTCAGAGATTTGCGAAGCAGTTACTGATTACTTGCAAGGTGAAACTCTCACCGATATTAGCAAGCGTCTTTTTCGTTCCCCAGGGTTTGTACGCAACATTCTTGAAACGGTTGGAGTCCCCCAAAGACCCAGCTCCAAAGAAGAAAGAAGAGAAGTAGA